TATCAGCGATCTGCTGGTTGTGGTGATGAAAAAATCCACAGCAGGTATCAGTATCAGCTGAATTTTATAACCCAGAACGGGCGTCAGAAATGACGCCTTTTTTATTGCAGAAAAGCGAGAGGTAATTATGCGTAAACTTTATGCCGCCATTTTGTCCGCAGCCATTTGTCTGGCCGTATCCGGTGCGCCTGCATGGGCATCTGAACATCAGTCCACGCTGAGCGCGGGGTATCTTCATGCCCGGACCAACGTTCCCGGCAGTGATGATCTGAACGGGATTAACGTGAAATACCGTTATGAGTTTACGGATACGCTGGGGCTGGTGACGTCATTCAGCTATGCAGGAGACAAGAATCGCCAGCTGACCCGTTACAGCGATACCCGCTGGCATGAAGATTCCGTGCGTAACCGCTGGTTCAGCGTGATGGCGGGGCCGTCTGTGCGCGTGAATGAATGGTTCAGCGCGTATGCGATGGCGGGTATGGCTTACAGCCGTGTTTCGACTTTTTCCGGGGATTACCTTCGCGTAACTGACAACAAGGGGAAAACGCACGATGTGCTGACCGGAAGTGATGACGGTCGCCACAGCAACACGTCTCTGGCGTGGGGGGCTGGCGTGCAGTTTAACCCGACCGAATCCGTGGCCATTGATATTGCTTATGAAGGTTCTGGCAGTGGTGACTGGCGCACTGACGGGTTCATCGTGGGTGTTGGTTATAAATTCTGATTAGCCAGGTAACACAGTGTTATGACAGCCCGCCGGTTCAGGCGGGCTTTTTTGTGGGGTGAATATGGCAGTAAAGATTTCAGGTGTACTGAAAGACGGCACAGGAAAACCGGTACAGAACTGCACAATCCAGCTGAAAGCAAAACGTAACAGTACCACGGTGGTGGTGAACACGCTGGCCTCAGAAAATCCGGATGAAGCCGGGCGTTACAGCATGGACGTTGAGTACGGTCAGTACAGCGTTATTCTGTTGGTGGAAGGGTTCCCGCCGTCACATGCCGGGACCATCACCGTGTATGAAGATTCTCAACCCGGTACGCTGAATGATTTTCTTGGTGCCATGACTGAGGATGATGTCCGTCCGGAGGCACTGCGCCGTTTTGAGCTGATGGTGGAAGAGGTGGCGCGTAACGCGTCCGCGGTGGCACAGAACACGGCAGCCGCGAAGAAGTCAGCCAGCGATGCCAGCACATCAGCCCGTGAGGCGGCAACCCATGCGACTGATGCTGCGGACTCAGCACGCGCAGCCAGCACGTCAGCCGGACAGGCCGCGTCGTCGGCTCAGTCAGCGTCTTCCAGCGCAGGAACGGCATCAACAAAGGCTACTGAAGCATCAAAAAGTGCTGCCGCTGCAGAGTCCTCAAAAAGCGCGGCGGCTACCAGTGCCGGTGCGGCGAAAACGTCAGAAACGAATGCGGCAGTGTCACAACAATCAGCCGCCACTTCTGCATCCACCGCGACCACGAAAGCGTCAGAAGCTGCCTCCTCAGCCAGGGATGCGTCGGCTTCAAAAGAGGCGGCAAAATCATCAGAAACGAGCGCAGCCTCGAGCGCCAGTAGTGCAGCCTCCTCGGCAACGGCGGCAGGCAATTCCGCGAAGGCGGCCAAAACGTCTGAGACAAACGCTAAGTCCTCTGAAACGGCAGCAGAACAGAGTGCCTCCGCAGCAGCAGGCTCAAAAACAGCGGCTGCATTATCTGCCAGTGCCGCGTCAACAAGTGCCGGGCAGGCCTCAGCCAGTGCCACCGCCGCCGGAAAATCGGCAGAAAGTGCCGCATCGTCTGCTTCAACAGCCACAACGAAGGCTGGCGAAGCCACTGAACAGGCCAGCGCAGCAGCGAGTTCTGCTTCCGCAGCGAAGACATCCGAAACGAACGCGAAAGCGTCGGAAACCAGCGCAGAATCCTCAAAAACGGCTGCCGCATCGTCAGCCAGTTCGGCGGCGTCATCGGCATCATCTGCGTCTGCTTCAAAAGATGAGGCGACCAGACAAGCGTCAGCAGCGAAGAGCAGCGCCACGACGGCATCCACGAAGGCGACAGAGGCAGCTGGTAGTGCGACGGCAGCAGCTCAGAGCAAAAGTACGGCGGAATCTGCAGCAACGCGCGCTGAGACAGCGGCAAAACGGGCAGAGGATATTGCATCCGCCGTGGCGCTTGAGGATGCGAGCACGACGAAAAAGGGGATAGTACAGCTCAGCAGTGCGACTAACAGCACTTCCGAGTCACTGGCGGCAACGCCAAAAGCCGTTAAGGCCGCGTATGAGCTGGCTAACGGGAAATACACCGCACAGGATGCAACGACAGCACAGAAAGGGATAGTTCAGCTTAGCAACGCGACCAACAGCACATCTGAAATGCTGGCGGCAACGCCAAAGTCGGTAAAGGCAGCCTATGACCTTGCTAACGGGAAATATACTGCTCAGGACGCTACGACAGCACAAAAAGGAATTGTCCAGCTCAGTAGTGCAACCAACAGCGCATCTGAAACGCTTGCCGCGACACCGAAAGCAGTGAAAGCAGCTAATGATAATGCGAATGGTCGGGTACCTTCTGCCCGTAAGGTGAATGGTAAGGCGCTTTCATCGGATATAACACTGACGCCGAAAGATATTGGTACGCTTAACTCAACAACAATGTCATTCAGCGGTGGTGCTGGTTGGTTCAAATTAGCAACGGTAACCATGCCACAGGCGAGTTCTGTTGTTTCAATTACGTTGATTGGTGGCGCGGGATTTAACGTGGGGTCACCTCAACAGGCAGGTATATCTGAACTTGTTTTGCGTGCAGGTAATGGTAATCCGAAGGGGATTACTGGTGCTTTATGGCAGCGCACATCGACAGGGTTTACAAATTTTGCCTGGGTCAATACATCTGGTGATACTTACGATATTTACGTTGCAATCGGAAATTATGCGACTGGTGTAAATATTCAATGGGATTATACCAGTAATGCCAGCGTGACGATTCATACGTCACCAGCATATTCTGCTAATAAGCCGGAAGGGTTAACGGACGGTACAGTTTATTCACTCTATACGCCATCAGAGCAGTTTTATCCGCCTGGCGCACCAATCCCGTGGCCATCAGATACCGTTCCGTCTGGCTATGCCCTGATGCAGGGGCAGACTTTTGACAAATCTGCATACCCGAAACTTGCAGCCGCTTATCCGTCAGGCGTGATCCCTGATATGCGTGGCTGGACGATTAAGGGCAAACCTGCCAGTGGTCGGGCCGTATTGTCTCAGGAACAGGACGGCATTAAATCGCACACCCACAGCGCCAGCGCATCCAGTACGGATTTGGGGACGAAAACCACATCGTCGTTTGATTACGGCACTAAATCCACGAATAACACCGGGGCGCACACGCACAGTGTGAGCGGTACAGCCGCAAGTGCCGGAAACCATACTCATAGTGTCACAGGCGCATCAGCAGTCAGCCAGTGGTCACAAAATGGGTCAGTACATAAGGTAGTGTCTGCGGCCAGTGTGAATACAAGTGCTGCAGGAGCGCACACTCATAGTGTCAGCGGCACAGCTGCATCTGCAGGTGCTCACGCACATACTGTCGGTATTGGTGCTCATACGCACTCTGTTGCGATTGGCTCACATGGACACACCATCACCGTTAACGCTGCGGGTAACGCGGAAAACACTGTCAAAAACATCGCATTTAACTACATTGTGAGGCTTGCATAATGGCATTCAGAATGAGTGAACAACCACGGACCATAAAAATTTATAATCTGCTGACCGGAACTAATGAATTTATTGGTGAAGGTGACGCATATATTCCGCCTCATACAGGTCTGCCAGCAAACAGTACCTATATTGCACCGCCAGATATTCCGGCTGGCTTCGTGGCTGTTTTCAACAGTGATGAGTCATCGTGGCATCTCGTTGAAGATCATCGGGGTAAAACGGTTTATGACGTGGCTTCCGGCGACGCGTTATTTATTTCTGAACTCGGCTCATTACCGGAAAATGTTACCTGGTTATCGCCGGAAGGGGAGTTTCAGAAGTGGAACGGCACAGCCTGGGTGAAAGATGCAGAAGCAGAAAAACTGTTCCGGATCCGGGAGGCGGAAGAAACAAAAAACAGCCTGATGCAGGTAGCCAGTGAGCATATTGCGCCACTTCAGGATGCTGTAGATCTGGAAATCGCAACGGAGGAAGAAACCTCATTGCTGGAAGCCTGGAAAAAGTATCGGGTGTTGCTGAACCGTGTTGATACATCAACTGCACCTGATATTGAGTGGCCTGTAATACCTGAAGTTTAAAATAAAAGCCCGCTTAAAATATCGCGGGCTTCGAAATATAAATGTATTTTCAGAGGCTAGAGCTTAGGATATCTCAGCGGCAATTAACTTATGAGGGATAGCTAAATACCAGAAGATAATTAGTTTTTACTATTTATCTTTGTTTGTGGTTCTCCTTCAGCAAGCTCAGCGCCAGTGACAGGATTGATGTCTTCATGGGATTTCAACCTTGTTGCCATAGCTTTTATCATAGCTTCTTGCTTGGTCGAAAGATTTATCGAGGCCTTCCCATCCCCACCGTCAACCGCTGAAACTGGATCGGAAACATAGTCAAAGTTTTCATCACTGTTCCAACTACCTCTGACGTCTTCACCTTCTGACATGTTGTAATATACGTTTTTGTATTTCTCAAGTGGTGGTAATTTTCCTGGTGGAAAGGTGTTACGAATTGAATGTAATGCTTTTTCAAATGAAAGCATGTGTGCTGCTTCCCGGGTCATTAAAAATGCCAGAGTGTCTTTTACTCCAGGATCATCAGTAACATTAATGAGACGTTCGTAAATGATCTTTGCCCGAGCTTCAGCTGCAATATTTGAACGAAGATCGGCCGTGACTTCGCCAATAGTATCAACATAAGCTGCAGTCCAGGGTACTCCAGCTGAATTAGTTAATGCTGGGCCTCCTCCGTAGAGGAGAGAAGTTATATGGCTATCATTGCCATTTTGAGTTAAGGAACGGTAAAGCTCAGCTTCATTCTCAGTTCCTTCAGCAAGTGCTCCTTTTGCACCTTTGTTGAGCATACCAACAAGAGAACCAATAATTTCGAGATGACTTAGTTCTTCTGTTGCTATGTCCATCAGCATATCCCTTCGGCCTGCATCTTCATCACTTAAGCCTTGAGTGAAGTATCGGCATGCTGCTGCAAGCTCACCCTGTGGCCCACCGAATTGTTCTAAGAGTAGATTAGCCAAGCCTGGGTTTGGCTCACTTACACGTACTGTATATTGAAGTTTTTTCACGTGTCTAAACATAATGCCTCCTCAAAAGAATTATTTTTTGGCTTCAACTCCATCAATTTCAGATCTGACCATGAATTGCTCAGTGGTGTCAGGAATATGGTTAAGAAGCCATTCAGCCATTTGTTTTTCTTCATTAAGAATTGCTTCAATAATGGGTACTGAAGCTGTATCACCCGCATTTTTGGCTGCTGCGAGAAGAGATGTGTAACACGCAATTTCAAATTGTTCGAACACATAGCCACTGATCGAACCTTTGACAATTTCATCAGATGGAAAAATTCCACCAATGGATTGTCCAAACGCGGCCATTTTACTCATAGAGTCTTTAATGACAGAGCGCGAAATATTATTACGATCAAGTATGCTTTCAAGCTGTGAAAGCTGGTTCTTTGTTTCGCTAATGTGCTGCTCAATTCTGGAACGTAACTCAGGATAGTTTTCTATCCGGCTGGCCATAGACTCAAGCATTTTTTCAGCTTGTTTTTCCATCGCATGTGCATCACGAAGCCAGTCATGGTAATGTTCAATTCTATTCATAATCTGTTTATCCTAAAAGAAATTGAAGTCTATAGTTCAGGAGTTATCCTGAGCTTTTTTATTAACGTTATTAAATGCCAGGTCTGTTAATTTGACATCAGTAGCTTTTTCCTCTTCCAGTGTTTCTTTCAGGAGTTTAGCCGCTTTTTTATATCCTAATTGCTCAGCGAGTGTTACCAAAGTGCCATAACTGGCAATTTCATAGTGCTCTACTTTTTGTGCTGCAGCAATCAATGCAGCATCACGTACTTCATTTTTATCAGTGCTTTCAATTACCTCATTCGCCTCTTCGATAAGTCCTTCCATTGCGGCACACTTAATTCTTTTCAATTTAAGACCATCTTCAGAATCAACAACCTGATCGATGCGTTCAATTTGACCATGTGTCTCATCAAGATGTGACTGAAAAGCAGCGGTTAATTTATCACTATATGCAGAGCGACTAAGTTTAGACAGTGCCTTTGTTAGTTGTTTCTCAGCGCTGTATGTATCCGATAATAAGTGGATGAAGATATCTTCAACAGATTTAATTTGCATAATCACTCCAGAGTTTTCACTGCGAGCCCGTAGGCTCGCAGTTAGCTTCAGTTATTCACGAATGTAGGGGGTGATAAATTAAGAGTCAGATTTACGGCCGCCACCATGGCTATTCTGACCACCTTTTTTCCCTGCTTCTGATGCTCTTTGTGGATCGTTTTTAAAATTACCGCCACTATGTTGGCCGCCTTTACGACCAGCGTCAGAAGCTTTTTGTCGATCTTCAGCGAAATTACCTGCACCGCCACGATGTTCGGTCATATCATTTCTCCTCTGATTTTCAAATTGTAAATAACATGTGCCTTGTCAGCACCCAATTAACTCTAGTAACAAATAAGAAAGTGTCAAATAAGAGATTGGTATGCGCATCTTAATGTGAGAAATAGCAATTGTAAAAATGTGTACTCAGTGAGTATAATCTGTTGATATCTTGGTGATTAACGGAAAGTTTAGGTTGTAACTCAAAAGATTAATAAATCTAAATTTACATTTCTATATCTTTTGATGT